TGAAGTTTATCGGCTCAGAGAAACAAGACTCACCACCTGTTGCCAACCCCGTTCACACCGAATCTTGGGATTACCAAGGCCGCACACCAGGTTTGCGTAGTACCGTCAAGGGGAATCACGTTGCCCAGAGAGAGTCATGGGACCACATGGGGAAAACACCCAAGATCAGATCAGCTGTACGTGGAGCGAAACCAAAAGTTCAGGGAGACATCGACAACGCTAGCTCAGCTATCGTATCCCGCATCACTGGACAGGTTGCCGCATTCTACGCTTCAGAAGACGCAGTTAGACATTGCGGAACGGGCACATTTTTGATCGGCCGTTGCTGTTTCATGAACGTTCACGTTCTAGACTCGTTGCAGATGGCCCCAAAATGCTATGTTCAACTTCCATCAGAACAATTGAAGACACCATTTGAATGGGATGATCTAATCTTGCACAAGCACCCGGACATCGATCTCGCTATGGTCGAATTTCCATCATGCGTTCGCGACCACAAAGACTTGACTAAGCACGTCGCCAAAGAGAATGACTTGAAGTTCGAGACTGTCCCAGTACGCATACCACTCAAGCGAGGAAAATACTTCGAGGTTTTGAACATTCCCGCCACCGTCCAATCAGAAACGTTAAATGTAGGTACCGATCCTACTCTTCCAGAAGAAGAAGACGATGTTATGGAGGTGAAGGGATTTTTGGAATACCGAGGAGGATCCACGATTGACGGAGATTGCGGAGCACTTGTTGTCGCTTGCGACCCACGAATGTCGCGTAAGATTTGCGGCATGCATGTTGCAGGACAAACCAATGCTGGATTTTCGTTCATTCTCATCAAAGAGCACGTTGACTATTTGCTAGCTGAAGCCCATCGTTCGGCTAAGCTCGCTTTCGAGCCACCAATCACGAAAGAGAACGAGCGCCCAGTCATCCAAGGCGCAGTCGAACAACTTGGCCTATCCAAAGCCGTGTTCGAACCAACAAAGACTTCTATTCGAAAATCAGAAATTCATGGCCTTTTTCCCATCACAAAGGTCCCAGCAGTCCTGGCTCCAGTTCCAGGTTGCGATCCTTTGGTTAAAGGCGCGCAGAGCTTCGGAAATGCTCCTGGATATGTTTCTCAAGAAGACATGGAATCTTGCAAAGGATCCATGGAAGCCGCCTTTTTCGTAGGCAAACCAACCATCGCACGCAAACTTACACTTGAGGAAGCCGTATTCGGTATTCCTGGAATCATCGAACCAATGAAAACCGATACATCTCCTGGCTATCCATGGTGCTTGGAATCCCATCCAGAACCAGGTAAAAGACATTGGATCAACACAGAAACACGCTTCATCCACGAGGATCTCAGGCAAGCCATTTCAAAGCTTGAACAAGATGCCATTGATGGAATTGTTTCACCCACCATTTTCAAGGACACCTTAAAAGATGAACGACGAAAGCTTAGTCGCTGCGACAGATCAAAACCCGAAGACATCAAGACGCGCGTTTTTGCCGCAAGCCCAATGCATCTTGTCATTTTTATGAAGATGTACTATGGTGCTTATTTCCAACACATCCAAAACGAACGCATCAAGAACACGACCGCTATTGGCATCAATCCTTATTCTTGCGAGTGGCACCAAATTGTCATGAAATTGAGAGAGGTTGACAGCAAAGTCAATGACGGAGACTACGAGAAGTTCGATACAACTCAACCACCTGCCTTTATCGATGGATTTTTCCAAGTCGCTCGAAAATGGTATGATCTTTACTCCATCCGAACACCACCAACAATTCGAACCTTTGACGACTTTTCGACCAAACGAGAATCTTCTTACGCACACGAAGACATGTGTCGAGAAGCCATTGGACGCCAGGTCACCTTTGCCATCCATCTGTGCAGAGACGAGACTTACCGCGTTGCAGGAAAGAACCCAAGTGGTGTTTTCGGAACCACACAGATCAACTCAGGATCTAACCTCCAAGCATTTCAATATTCTTGGGACAAGATCTACCCACAACATGCTGGACCAGTCCATTTCCATCGAAACGTTCGCATGGTCACCAACGGAGATGACGTCATCTTTTCCGTGAGGAGAGAATTTTCGGATTTTACCATCGCCAACATCGCCACACAAATGGCAAAGATCAACATGATCATCACGCCTGCCTTGAAAGAAGGAGGCCTTGTTGAAGCCCGACCAGTCGAACAAGTCACATTTCTTAAACGTGGCTTCAAACTCATGAACGGATTTTACAGAGCGCCACTCGACATCGAGGTTTGCAAAGATATGACCCAATACACCAAGAAATCTGCTGACAACATGGCCGCAACCATCGAAAACATCAAAATTTCAGCCATGGAATTGGGCGTCACCGAACCAACCGGAGAAACACGCAAGTTGCTCTCCGACGCACTCACCAGACTCGGAAGACACATACCTCTTCCAACTTCCGCGGAAGTCCTTCGGGATCACGCAAAATTTTTCTAATGTGAACTTGAAAGCTGTCTTTTATTCTTTTCCTTCATCTTTTACTGCTATTAGAAATCTTACACAAAACACAGAAAAACCACACCGAGGAACTTCGGCGCGAACCCTCGGCAAATGAGCGCCCTCAATTGGAACAAAATATCAACAGGCACAGTCGTAGGACCCGCTATGCCTTCAACCGCAACTTCAGTTAC